CGAACGAAGCTGAAGGAATGGTAAGCTTTGTGGTGCGCACAGGCTCAAGATTTGTCACTCTTGTTGTTCCAGGACGAGGAAGTCTAAAGGTTCGTTGGGTTGATAACGAATACAGTTATTTAGACCGCGCTCACTGGGCAGCCGTCGAACGATTTTTCAAGTACATCGAAAATGGATCAGCGAAGAGACCTATGTTAATCAACGTGCATTCTAAGCGTTTTGAGTGCCTGTGTGATGAGATGGCTGCTGAAATAGTCAGCCAACCTTGGGGAGGAACAAATGATGTAATTGCTGAATCGTGTGAGTAGCTAAGACATCTTTTGGAGCAAGACGTCTATCTAATAGAAGAGTGGAGCACCAGACGAGCTCTTTTTGAAGTTCTGGTTACTTGCATAGTCGTTGGTGGACCTAAGCTTTTGGAAAATGTAATGGTCTACGACGAACAACATGAGGGCAAATGTTTCTATAGTCTGCTCGATGCCATAGATCTCCATTGGAGTAAATCGCCCCAAAAACAGAACTCTAACCATGTTGGTGATATCTTCTTCGAAGCCAACAATGGAGGTGATGGCTCAGACCCCAATATAGATGGTAATAATGGCGTTTAGAATAATGACCCTTCGCAACATGCAAACCCAAATAGCCAACGAATGGCTGGTGGAGTTTCAGACAATCAGTGGACATTTATCGGAGGAAGCCAAAGAACAGGTGGAAAACATCACCAATTATTCTCACTTTAACACTCAACAGCAACTTGTGATGGCCAACGATTTGAGCTTAGGATTTGCAGAGACGAAAGACCCGGACATGTTCGCGGAGCAGATCAGAGAATGGACGAGGGAGGAGAAGGAACGCAGTATTGTGAATACTGGCAGGACTTCGCTGGAAGCGGCATTCCAAATGTATCGTAACAACACTCATTACAGGAATGTGAGTCCACATAGCTTGGACAGCTTGCTGGAGGACATGAAAGGCAAGCTGGACGTGGAATAAGTTGCGATAGAGTTCGTAAACTCTTTGTAATCTTAGGGGAGTAGTAAGATGTTTGGACTGACAAGACTCAGTATCAAATGATACTCACAGACATTCCTAGGCTTCAACAGTGTGTACTGAAGAAGGATCTGAGTGGTCTGCTGGGCAACTCGACGGACCGCGAATTCAAGTTTTACGCCATACAAAAACAGGAAGCGGGCAAAGTGCGACAGATCGTGAACACAGACATGAGAACCTATGTGTTTTACAGTCTGATTTATGCAATATTCGTGAGTACAACGAATCATGCCAATTAGAACTACAAGAAGATCTACCCACTAGCCAAGACAAGGGCGAGAATGTCTTGGGAAAACAGGATCATGGATAAGACAGAC